GCCTAATAAAGTCAATGTTCGACCGTATTCCTGAACAAACGCCGGAATTTGACTAATTGATTGAATGAATGAAAAGGCCGCCGAAACCGCCGTTTCAAATACTGGAAGTAAACCTTCTCCGATTGTTCTTTGAAGTTTTCCGAATTCGCCTTCAAGATTCGACAAACGTCCGGCCGTTGATTGCGAAAGTTTTTCAGTAAGTCCAAAGAATCGACCGCCTTCAGACGTCAAAGTCTTGAACGCTTCTTCAAGGTTTGCGAATTTGATTTGACCTTCAGATCCTAATTTCTTGACATTTTCTTCAGTTGTTTTGAATTGTTCGGCGAATAAACCAATGATCGGAATTCCGGCTTCAGTCAATTGATTGATGTCTTCGGCGAAAAGTGTCCCTTGTGTTCGCGCCTTTCCGTAAATGACCGCGAGTTCGTTGAAGTTCTTTCCAGTGGCGGCGGAAACGTCGCCGACGCGCTGAAGTGTTGTTGTCAGTTCTTCGACCGGTTCGCCGAACGCAAGAAGCGCCTTTCCGGCTTGATTAACTTCTTCAGGCGTGAACGGCGTTTTGATTGCGAAATTTTCAAGGTCCTTGAAAACTTCTTTCGCCTTGTCGGCCGAACCGAGAAAAGTTTCAAGTGAAATCTGAACGGATTCAAATTCGGAAACCGCTTGAATCGCGCCTTTGCCGAAGTCAATCGCGGACGCCGCGACGGAAATTCCGCCGAACGCCGCCGCCGCGCCGGTCAAACTTTTTCGAAGTCCTGAAAGTTGGCTTTCCGCGCCTTTTGTCGCCGTTCCAATGTTTCCAAGTCCGGACTTGATTGATTCAAGTTCGCGCCGAAGTTGTCCGGTGTCCGCCTGAAGTCTGAATAATACATTTTTAACGTCTTCGGCCATTATCTTGATTTTTCAAATTGTTCATTTCGTTCATCGTTGATTCTGAAGAAAGTCGAAATCGTTTGATAATATTCGTCAATCGACAAAGATTCAAGTGCCTTCATTTCACTGACTTTGTTGTCACAAAGAATTTGATTGACATAATTTATTTGATCAATGTATTTTCCGAGTTCAACCGACGCAAAAGGCGATTGAACCGATCTTTTGCCGGAATTGCTGCTTTCAAATAGTCGTGAATATCTTGAACGGACAATTCCGAAGATTTGATTGTGAGTTCGAACGCCTTTTGAAAAAAAAAATCTTGAAGTTGTTGGTCCGACTTGAATTTTTCTTGTTTGCGTTGTTTCCAGATTTCAGAAAATTCTGATTCGTCTTCGCCGTCAATCACGAAATAAGACGTCGCAAGTTCAATCATTGTTTGCATTTCGCCGACGTATTCCAGACGGAATTCAAGTTCGGCCAAAACATTAAACAGTTCAACAATGTTTCCAGAATTCGCGTTTCGCTTCATTGATTCGATCAAAGTCTTCAATTGATCTTTCGTCAAGTTCATTTCGGCGAACCTTGTCGCGATTTCGGCCGCGATCGCGCGTTTTGCTGACATTGTCAAAGGATTCGCGAATTCGAACCACTTCACGCCGTCGGCGTCCGTATAAATGTGATTCAAAGGAATTTTTGAACCGGTTTCAGACTTTTTTTCGCCTGAAGAAGTCGCGACGTTTTTCTTCAACTTTCCGAAAATCATTTCCTTTTTGATTTTGAAGTTGATCCGTTCGCCTTCTTCATTTTGTTCAGTGACGCCGTACAAATCGCGTAGGCGGACGATTCGTCTTTTCCTTGTTTGATAACGTCTTTGACGCAACGGTCTAATTTTGCCGACATGATTTTGAAGTGTTTTTCCACTTCAAAAATAATCATTTCAACCGAACGAAGTCATTGTTGAATGTCCAAAGAAAATAACGAAAACAATCAAGAAGGTGAGTTGATTTTGAATCCTTTGATTTTTCAATGTCGCCGTGTTGATCCGCTTCGACGTTCTGAAGGTCGTGAATCAAATATTGACAAGACGCGTCGATTTCAAGGTTCTTGTGTTTCTGAAGAATCGAATTCAAAAGAACGCGTGAATTCTTGATTGAAGGATTGAACGTCGGAACCTTGAAGGCGGATTTTGGAAGGTCCAGTTCGTCGCGAATGATTGTATAATAATTCATGACGCCTTTCGTCATTGCTGAACGATTCGCGCCGGACGCGTCACCGGTGACAATGAACAAACGATCGCCGAATTCGGATCGAATTACTGAACATAAGTTGTAAATATCTGAATTCCGAAGTCTGAATTCACGAATGACGCGGATCTTGTCTTTGAATGATTGTCCGGCGATTGCCGTGATCGGATCGACGTTGAAGTCGAAAGAAAGAATGATCGGTTCCGACTTTTCGATTTCGACATTTGACTTGACCGTTTTGAATTTATCGAATCCATAAGCGAAAGGACGTTCGACGTCAACGACGTTCCAGTCGCCGTTCACGAAAACGGCCCGTGTGACGTCGTCAAGATTTTCCATTGCGGCGACGTATTCAGGCGGCAAATCTGGATTGTCAGACATTAACGCGCGTTTGTAGAAATACGACGTCTGAAGTGTTCCGTTCATTGCCGGTTCATGAAATTCTTTCTTCGTCCATGTTTGCGAAGGATTGCAAGTCAACAAGATTAAACGCGGCGGCTGATTCGGAATGATATGACGACCGACGCGAAGTTTGCATTTTTCGAAGGTCTTCTTTTGAACTTCTTGTGCTTCTTCGATCAAGAAAAAGTTCGTTTCAAGACCGTCGAATCGCGTCAAGTTCTTGTCTTGACTGAAGTTTTCAGGAAAGAATTCAAGCGTTGATCCGTTTGTGAAAGTGACAATGTGGTCCGTCTGGTGATAATTGCGAATAAATGATTTCGGGCAAAGTTTGAAGAACGTCGGAATCGTTGTTCGTTTAAGTGTCGGCAAACTTTCACGAATAACGTGTGAACGTGAATTCGGATAAAGTTTCGCGAGTGTGATCAACGTCGCGAGTGAAACATAAGACTTTCCGCCACCGGCCGCGCCGCCAAAAAGTAAAGATTCATATTTGAACGAAAAAACGGCCTGAATGAATTCCAGTTGTTTCGCGTGTGGACTGAAAACGACGTTCATTGAAACTTCGCCTTGTTTGAAATATGTCTTCGAACTTTATTCAGAAAATCAAAAGTGAAAGTCGGTTCGTCGAAATAAAATTCGTCAAGAATCATTTTTTCGATTTCGTTGTTCAGGTATTTCAAAACTTCTTCAGACGTTCCGAATTTTTCGAACAAAGTTTCCGTGTACCATTCGACACGTTCTTCAAGGTTTGTCATGTCAATTGAATTCGATTATTTGATCGCCTATCTTGAAGACTTGTTTTTCGCCTGAAATATCGACCTGAACGTGTTCATTCCAGTTTTGCGGATCACAATTCTTCAAGGCGAAAATGACGGCCGTCACGTTCGGCGCGATGAATTTACTTTTTTTCTTGATTCGTTTTCCAGACAATTGACCGGTCCGCGAATAAAGTTCTTCGGTTTCGGTTTCTTCGATCCAGAATCCAGTGATCAATTTCGAAAGATTGTCTTCGGCCTTTTCTCGAAGTCCTTCTTTTCCGACCTTTGCGTGTTTTTCCTTTGCCTTTTTGTAAAGAAGTGAAAATTCGGAATCTTGATCCGTGTAATTCCAGAAAGTTCGAACCGTGATTCCGACTTCTTCACAACAAGATTCGATTGTGACGTTTCCGGCGGAATACAGTTCACAAATCTTTTCGACTTTTTCGCGGCGATCCTGAATCTTCTTTTCGTTTCGCTTTCTTTCGATTGCTTCGATTTCGGCCTTCGTCGGTTTCTTTTTCGGTTTGGTCATGTTTTTCGAACTTTACTTGTTCCGTCGGTTTTTTTATACGGAAACCGAACCGTCTTTGTTTTTTGATTTGAATATTCAACAAATCGCTTGAACGATCAAAAAAATAACTTCGTCCAAAGGATCAAAGATCACTTGTTTGACTTTCATGTAGTCTTCGCCTTCAGTGAAATCTTGATCTTCAATTTTGATCCAGTCACCACTTCGCGGAATGTCTGAAAGTTCAATGTCTAAGGTCTTGTTGTTATCGTAGTTGTCAAGTGTAAATTTCTTTTTCATGTGAACAATTGCGTTTGTGTTTGTTTTGATTTCATTTCAAGGACGGTTTGTTCAGCGCGTTCACGAATGTTTCGAATTGCGTTTTCGCGTGACTTCAGTGAATTGATCCAGAATTCAATTTCTTCAACCGTCTTCGCGACATAATATCCTTTCGAAGTTGCGATCAATCCGACAACAAGATCGTTCGATCGAATGAATTGAATCATTTTTCGAATTCGAATTGTGTCATATTTCAAATTCAAATGTTTGTTGATTCCGTCGCGAATCGCTTCGCCGGTGACAATGTGTTCTTTTCCTTTTCGATTTTCAAATCTTCGAATGATTGTTTGCGCGACGAATCGTTCTTCTTGCGTCAATTCAAAAGTGTGTTCTTCGAATCCTTTGATCATGATTGACTTGTTTTGATTTGCTTTTCAAGGTTTTCTTTTTTCTTGTTCCAGACTTGAATTTGTTTTTCGATCAATCTTTTCGATTGTTCAAGTCTTTGAATGTGATTTTCTGCGAATTCAATTGATGTTTGAATTGCTGAAGTTCTTTGAAATATTCGCGAAATGTTCATTTCAATTCCAGTTTGAGTAACTTGAAACAATCGAATCTTCATTTCTGAATTGATCGAACTTCTTTTTGACTGAAGACGATTTGACCTTCAAGAAAATGAATGACAAAGATCCGGCCGTTCCAGATTTGACGAATAACAAGATCAAGAAAAACTTGATTGTTGCAAATACGGCGGCGGCGCTTATTAAAATTATGAAAATCGGAATTGTCCAGATGAACGCGATTTTTTCAAAAGTCGAAAGATTCTTCATTTGTAGTTTTTTTATCAAAAATATTAATGTTTTCCGCGATCACTGAAATTGATTCGCGTTGATTTCCGTCTTTGTCTTGATAGGTTGAAATTTCGATTTTGCCTTCGACATGAATCTTCATTCCTTTCTTGACGTATTTCTTCGAAAATTCGGCGCCTTTGCCGAAGTGAACAATTCGAAACCAGTTTGTTTTCTTTTCGATTGTGTCACCTTTCTTTTTGTTTTCATTGATTGCCAACGAAAAAGAAGTCATTGTTGAAGATTGTGTTTGTTTGGTTTCTGGATCCGATCCGACGTTTCCGATTAAGAAGATTTTTATCATTTGATTATTTTGAAAGGTTTGTCAAATTGATCCGGTCGAATGATTGCGTTCTTTTCTTGAATCAGTTTGTGAAAAGAAAGCCATTTCGGAAAGTTCAGGTTTTGCGGATGAACCGCGCGATCAAGTTCAATTCCGTTTTCGTCTTTGACTGGATTTCCGTTTTCGTCGATTGCCTTTTCAATTTTACATTCACGAATGAATTCACGTTGAAGAAGAAGAAGAACGGCGTTTCCGAAGTTGATTTCGGTTTTCATAAGTTTTTCAGTTTGAATTTTTCTTGATAATGATTTTCACCGGTTTGTTTTTTTCCTGAAGTCTTTCCTTCTTCAAAGGTCAAAATGAATTCGATTTTTTCGATTTCCATTGTTTCGGCGATTCTTTGAAGAAGTTTCCGTCCTTTTGACGTTTTCAAATTAAAGATTTCAGGATGAACGTCTTGAATGATTGTTGCAAGAATCTGGACCGGTGTCATGAAGTGAAGTTGAATGTCGGTTTGATTTCTTCAATGATTTTTCGAAGGTCCTTTTTTTCGCTTTTCAATCTTTGAAAGAATTCGCGAATTGCTATTTCCTTGCATTTGTTGACGACTTTCGATTCGAAACCGATGTGATTGATTCCGGCGTTGATTGTTTCCTTGATTGAACGAATTTCGCGGATCTTTTCGATTGATTCAGACGGTTCGTCAAGTTCTTTCTTCGCGATTTCTTCAGCGCGTTTTTTAATTTCAAGTTTTTGATCACGCGTCAAAACCAAAACACAAAGTTGATTTTCCAAAGTGTCGAAGATCGTCGCGATTCGATAATGTGAAAACTTGATTTGTCCAGACTTTTCGAATTGATCCCAAATTTCAACAATGACTTGATCGACAAATTCCCAGAAAAGGCGAAGTTTTGTTTCTGGTGAAACTTCATTTTCGTTTTTCATTTCGATTGATTTCAATTGTCTTCGATATTCAGAAACGGCGTTTTGTTTTTGGATTCGAAACGATTCCATGACTTCAGATAAATAAATCGCGTTGAAATTTTGATAGTGTTGAATTTCAACGTCCAGACGTTTCGAAACGGCCAGACGAAAGGCCAGACATAATTCTTCAGGCGTGAAGTGTCCAAGTTCTGACTTGACATAATTCAAAAGAACGACTTTTTGAAGTTCTGAAGGAATGTTTTCGGCCTTCAATCCGATCAAGGTGAAAATATACCTGAACGCTTGTCGAATCGGTTCGTCGTCCTGAAGGTTTTTGATCCAAATTCCTTCAGTTGCAGTTTTGACGATTTCTTTCGCGTTAAAAGTCACGAATTGCATTTGTGAAAGAAGGTTTTCCGTTGAGTTTTGAATTTGAATTTGATTTGTCATGATTTGCGTTTTTTAGTTTTAACCAATTTTTCAAAGTTAGATGAACCGAAGAATATTTCGAAACTAAAGGTTTGAAATTTTCCATTTGATCAATGACGTCACGAATCAATTCGATTGAAAATTCTTGAATCAAATTTTCCGCTTGATCAATTGTCAATTGATTTTTGAGTTTCGACACGTTCGGACAATTTTTTTGAATGTAATCAACAACCGGATTGAAGACTTGAATTGTTTTTTCAGAACAATAAAGTTCTTCTTTATTGTTTGATATGACTTTGACTTTTGACTTTGACTTTGATAGGGTTGAATTTTGGTTTGTGTTTTGGTTAAGCAAATTTTCAACAGTATCGTTTACCAAATCTTCGCCGGATTTCTTCAAGTTTGGATTTCCGCCTTTCTTGCCAACTTCGCGCCGTATTTGACGAAGACGTTCGTCGCCGATCATTCTTTTCGAAAAAAATCGACCGTTTTCGTCGGTCCGAAGTATTCCAAAAGAAGTCAATTCTTCAAACACTTTTTTGAATCTTTTTGGACTAATATTGGACAACTTTTGGATTCCTTTCGCGTCCAAAACGTGACCGTTAAGAATCAAATATCCGCGTTCTGGTGAAAGCGACATGTGACAAAGAAGATCAATCCAGACGCCGCGCGTTTCGGCCGAACACAATCGAAGTGAAAGGTCGGTCAACCAGTCCGCCGGATAAAAGTTGAAATATGGAAGTCTTTCGGACGAATTATTTGAAACCTTCATGATTCAATGTCTTTTTGAGTTCATGAAATCGTTGATCGCGTTTCTTTCTTTTGCCTGAAATGACGTTGTGAATGAAAACCGGCGTGAATTGATCGTAAAGTTTTGAAAAGGTTCTGACATTCCTGAAGTTCTGAAGAATCGACAACCTTATTTCACTTCGATCTTTGTCAGTGATCAAATGATCATTTCCTTCGATTTTTGACGTTGTCAAGACAAGATCAATGAATTCGATCACGATTTCATTTCGGTCGTGTTTAAGGCGTCCAGAAAAGGCGTTTGTGACCGTGTAATAATTCAAATCAATTTCTTGTTTCTTCAGGTAATCACAAAAACGTTCAACAGATCCGAACCGCGTTCGGATCTGTTTTTGTAGTTTTTGAACTTTAGTGTTCGATTTCATTTTTTACAGTGTCAAACGGTTCGATTTCAAAAAGTTCTTTCATTCTTTCGTCGGCGGCCTTCAAGATTTCCTTGTCGGTTTCGTTTTCAGTCAATTCGAAAAGTTCTTCAGGCGTTTCGGCGGACTTAATTTTGTCAATGATCGAAATTTGATTGTTTCGAAGTGTCATTGATTTTTTGATTTCAAAAAGTTCTTGATCCGTTTTGTTTTTGTTTTCTTTTTCGGTTTCAGGCAAATCAACGGAAACGTTTTCGTTCAGTTGATTCTTTCGGAATGTCATTGCGTTCTTGAACACAATTTCGCCGTGAAGGTCTTGATTCGATTTCCAGATCGCGACAAGATCGTCTTTTGATTTTGATTCTTTGATCTTGTCCAAAAGTTCACGAATTCGGACCGTGTCTTTTTGAATCGTTTCCGGCTTGATAACCTGAACGGATTGTTTCTTGCGTTCTGGTTTGTTGGTTTCAACAACAACCGCGTCTTCGTCAATTGTCGAAAGTTCTTCAGTTGTGTAAGGTAAACCGCCGAGTTCGTCCGAAAAACAAAGTCTGAATCCTTGTGCCATTGCGACCTTTTTCGTCATTGTGACCGGTTTGTTTTTCCAGAATTCCGTGATTGATCCGTCGCGTTTGCGGCCTACATATTCCGAATAATAAACTTCGTGAACGAAAGGAAATTCAAAATCCTTTCGGTGAATTGTAATAATCGCGCGAAGACTTGAATTCATAATGTTTTGAAAGTCAATGACGCCTTCAGTTCGTACGTTCCAACCTGAAAGAAGTCCAGATCGTTCGGCGCGTTTGATATAAGTTTCAAAACCGACGATCACGCTGAACTTGTCGCCGTATTTGTTCGCGTAGATTTCGCGCTTGAACGGATTCAAGTTGAATGATTTCGCGATTTCAATGAATTGTTCAACTTCGCCAGTCGTCAAGTTTGACGAAAGGTTCATCGCCTGAAGATACTTTTTGATTTTTTCAACGTCGAAATTTTTCGATTCGTTGATTGCTTCGATTTTGTTCATGATTGTTTTGATTTGCGTTTTCACAAAGATACAAAGTTTATTTGAATATTATTTCGAAAGTGTTATTTCAACCGTCGTTTTTGACGATTTGATAGGCGGCGCGACTTTGATCATTTCGCCGGTTTCAGGATCCGCGATTTCGGTCGGTTTCTTGATTGTCTTCAAGAATGATTCAAATTCTTTTCTTGTGTTTGTGTGAACTTCTTCTTCTTTTTTAAGTTGATTCCAGAAATCGACATTTGAAAAGTCGTATTTGACGGCCGTTTCTTTGTGTTTGAAAGTGACGCCTTGTTTCACGACGCCGGTCTTTGCTTCAGGACCGTAAAGATCCAGTTCATCGTTTGCGCGTTCGCGGATCACGGCCTTCGCCGCGTCCAAAACTTGCGAAAGAAATTCGATCCTTGCAAGAACGGTCAACGTGTCAATGTTTCCTTCTTCAGTTAGTTGAATAAGTTCGTTTGAAACTTCAATGACCTTCTTTTTCGAAAGTTCGGTTTCAGTCTGGACAATGTTTGAAAGTGTGTTCATTTTGTTTTGAATTTAGATTTGAATTTTGTTGTCGATTGATTCGCAAACGATTGATCCAAGAAAACCGACTTGAATATTTTTCACAAAGTATTTGATGAACTTCGCGTCAATGTCGCCAACGTTCGACCGAAGAATTTCAAAACCGAAAACACTATTTCGATTCAAGTGATTGATCACGAATTCGATTTCCGTGTCGTTGAGTTGTGCGAAGAAATCGCGAAAAATGACGTTTTCCATTGCTTAAAAAAAGAATTTTGTCAAGAATACAATTGAAAGGATTGAAAGTGTGACGATCGTTGTCAAATACACGTTTCTTTCAAAACTGTTTTTGTTTTCGATCAAGTCCGGATTCGTGTCGTCTGAATTGAAATGTTTTTCGATTGCCGTCACCGCTTCGCCGAATGTTTCAAAGTGTTGAGAAAAGACAACTTCAAATTGTTGTTTCCTTTCAACGATTCCGACAACTTGATTCGAACATTCAAAGAATCGAACAAGTCCGGCGTCTGAATATTCAAATTGAACATTCAACGACAAGAATTCACGGGCGCCGTTGTTAAGCATGAAATGAATCAAGGATTCAGTGTGTTTGTTGTAATTCTTCAAGAACGGATTCTTGATCTTCAATTCGTTGCCCGTTGCAGTTTTCAGGATCGAAATGTTCGCGAATCGTCCGTTCGCATAAAACATAAGTCCGAAACCGACGTCTTCAATGTCTTCGTCGCGCGGAATTCCGAAACCGTCAAACTTTTGGATTTCGCGAATTCGAAGTTCGATCTGAAAGACTTCAAAACATTTTGAAAATTCAAGAAATGTTTTTTCGGTTAATGAACCGGAAAGTGTGTTTTCGATTTGTAGTTTGTACATGATTTGAATTGATTTGATTTGCGATTGAAAAAAGGACCGGCCGAAACCGGTCCGTTGAAAATTATATCAGTCCAAAAGAAAAGTGAATCCTTTCATTTTTTTCGCGCAAGAATTACCGACTGGAAAAGCGCCTTGTGATTCAAAACCGGTCAATTCTTCACAATTTTCATCAGTGACAATTTGTGGATTCAAGACTTGACCGATTGTGTTCATATGAACATAAAGTTTTTCGCCTTCTTTCATTAGTTTACCACAACAAATACATTGATTTGCGTCTAAACCGAAGCGTTCTTCGTTTGCTTCTTTTTGTGGAGAAACATAAAGTTCAATTGTTAAAGGTTTTTGATTTTTCATGATTTTGTGTTTTGATTTGCTTGACAAATGTAAAAAGAAAAATCAAATAAACAAATAAAAAAGAAATATTTTTTTATTTTGGTTTGATTTCGCCGTTTTGATGAATCGCGTGAAAAGTCAGAATTTGACCTTTCATGTAAGGATTCGCGTCATTACATTCGACTTGAATTTCATTTCCATTTGCAAAGACCACGTCGCCGAAATGAACTTTGTTTCTGTAATATTTACCGTGTTTGAATTCGTGTTTGATTTCATTCAAAACTGAAAAGTTTGAACAAGGAATCTTTTCTTCAAGACTTGAATCGGACAACAAACACGAATTCAATTTCTTTTTTTCGGCCTTGATTTTCTTCACACAAGAATCAATCAAACAACCGAAAGTCACAATGATTTCTTCAGGATCGCGATAATTGTGTTCAAGGTAGTTCATGACAAAGTCGAAATCGTTTGTCGGAATTCCTTCATTCTGGAAACTTTGAAGAACGCCTTCAACGTCCAGAATCAAAACTTCTTTGAACGAAAAGTCAAGTGTTCGATCTTGTTCAGGAATGTAAACTTCGGCGATCTTTCCGCCGACGGTCCGTTTGACTTCGAAGGTTCTGAAGTTCAGTTGTTTGAATTTATTGAATTCGTGTTTGATTATTACTTTCATGATTCTTGATATTTGCGAAGTTGTATTGAATCGCGAACACGTCAAGAAAGTCAATAAAGTCTTGACATTCTTCTTTTGTCATTATTCGCGTGATTTGCGTTGATTTGCCGACGATCTGGAATTCGACGACATGTTTGTCCGATTCTTCAAAAAGACGCGCCTGAATCGCTTGATTTGACTTCTTCATTTAATTTGATCAAGTTGATTCCGTTTTCAAGGTCCTTTTCGTTTTGACTTATTGCGAATTGATGAAAAGCGTAAGAATTGACCTTTGTGACGTGTCGTTCATTCTGGTTCCACCTTTCCGAAAAAACAATCCAAATTCGATTGTATTCTTCGAAAACTTTGTATTGAAAAAGTTCGTCCAATGAATCCCAATCGTAAGAAAAAAGAACGGCGAAAAAGTTTGAAACAAGATCCTGAAATTCGTCATGAATTTCTTTTTGTTCAAGAATGAACTTTCTTTTGAAGGTTCCGAAACTTTTGAAGTTTGTTGTCATGTGATTAAAAAAGTGTCAATTGTGATTTGAATACTTTGAAACGCTTTTCGGCGGCTTCGAAATATTCTTTGTCAAGTTCAAAACCGGTGAAATCAAGTCCGTTTTTGAAGGCGGCAATTCTTGAAGATCCACTTCCTAAATGAGTATCAAGAATCTTGTCTTCTGGTTTCGCGTAGTTGTGAAATATCCAGTCGTAAAGGGCAACCGGTTTTTGTGTTGGATGAATTCTTATAGTTGGCTTTCCTACTCCTTGTATATTTCCTTTAGTTCCATATCTATTTCCATCCCACATATATTCGAAATATTTAGCCAACTTATTAAATGAAGTCCAAGCCAACTCAACATCTGCTCTGTTATCGTGGTGGTTTAATTTATTCCAACAGATAAAGCCCTTACATCCGTTATTCCATAAATAAGGAAAGTAATTTCCACCCCAAACAATTTGATTTTTAGATACCCGCTGCAACTCAATAAAGTATTCATTGTCAGGTATTTTTTCATCCCAATTTTTAGGAGTAAACTTATCTCTGCCTATGCTTCCACTTGCAGCAATATTTATCCCATAAGGCGGATCAACAACGGCCAAATCGAAATATTTGTCTGGAAATCTTTTCATTCCTGAAAGACAATCTTCATTGTAAACAATTGAATTCATTTTTTTTTGATTTGCGATTGAATAAAAAAGGACCGGCCGAAACCGGTCCTTGATATTTTTAGATTTTTCCGTTTTCTTTTGCCCACTTCAAACACTTTTCGCAAACACTTGATTCATCTTCTTCAAAGTCTTTTTTGAATTGTGCAGTTTTCACGGCGTGTGTTCCTTTTCCGTTTCTGTAAATATGACGGCCGCATTGCATCCTTGAAGGATGAAGTTTGTTGTTTCCGATACTTGCGAATAAATGTGATTTGTAGTTCATGACGTGTTCGTTTTGCGTTTGACAAATGTAGAAACATTATCAACACAAACAAACAAAACTGAAATAAATGTCAAAACATTTTTTTAATTGACTGAAAGCCAACTTGATAAAATGCAAAACGCCGAAACAAGTTCGGCGTTTGTCGCAAATCGTCACAAATGTATCAAAACCACTTGAACAATGTCACAAATATATGAAAAGGCCGTCAAATACGGCGCGACTTTTTAAGAATTCACTTTCCTTTCAACGATCGCAAGAACGACGTGTGAAATCGAAACAACCGCGAAGAAAACCGGCCATGAAAAACCGGTGAAAGGTTTTGAATAAATGAACACGGCCAAAGTCAACCAGACGTTCATACAATACAAACAACCGCCTAAAGGTTTCGCCAAAACACGCAACAAGTTTCTTTCGTGTTTGATCCACTTCAGAACCTTTGTTGTCCAGAATCCGAAGATTTGTTCCGGTTGAATTATGAAATCGACGAAAATCGAAATCAAGGCCGACGAAGTTCCAACGGCGACGGCCGTGAATACTGGACCGGCCGTTTGTCCGGTCAAGATCGCGACGGCGAAACCGAACAAGAATCCGATTGAAATGAATCCGAATTGATTGATTGATTCTTTGACTTTTGCGAAATTTTTCATTTTGTATTTTTTAACAAGAAGGCGAAATTCCTGAAACTTCAAACGAACACGCGCCGTCCTTTGACGTCATGTAATACATTCCGTACTGAACAAACGCGATGTCGAATTTTACTTTGATAATCGTCGTCGAATTTTCATTGAACGTGAACGGCAATGTGAACGGCGTTCCGAAATCTTCTTGATGAACGAAAGTTTGAAATCCAGAATTTGAAAAGACTTCGATTTCATAATCGCCCGTGTAAGGCGCCAAAACGCCGAAGTCAATTAATTGATTAGGAAGGAAACAACCTAAGTGTTTTGTGCAGCCGCAATTCATGACGTTTTTCTTTTTGGTAAAATTATGAATTTTAACAAGACGGCGGCGAACAAGGATTCAAACAATATGCTTCAAGTGACATGTCGCGATCGCCGACAATGTCGAAATCGAACGCGACAAAGGTCAAGTTTTTCGAAAATTGTTTTGTCTTCTTCGACGGCGTTTCTTCAGAAACGACCGCGATCGGATCAATTAACGATTGAACTGGAACAACGGACACGTTCGCAAAAATCGCCGAAGATTGAAGATTCGCGTTCATGATTGCAAACCGAAGCGATTCTTCGAAACAAAACGGATCGACATTTTGCAAACACGCAACGACACGCAATTCGTAACGGACACGAAAGAAGTTTTGAAATTGCGCGAACTTTTTTGAAGTTGAAGATTCAGAAAATTCAATCTTTCCAGAATTGCGCGTCCGAATGTAGAAATAAGAGTTGTCAAGGTCATTGATTCCGGCGAACACGTATTCGTTCGAAGTTTGATCGCGCTTCAAAACGCGGCCTTCTTCATCCAGAACGGCAAGAAAAACGGATTTCTTGAAGTCTGGAATTGAACTTGAAATCGCGTCGGCAATGATTTGAATTTGTTCGATCATAAGAGTTTCACAATTTTAGAAAGTTCTTCGTTGAAAAGGTCAACAATGTAGTCTTCGGTTTGCTTTCTTTCGTCACGCGAAGGAATGAAGATTTTCTTTTTCCTTCGCGATTCTTGACCTTTTGCCTTTGCGAAGTCTTTGTCGTTGTTGATCACAATGAAAACTTCATTTTTTGAACGAACGACTTGAATCGAATCGCGAAGTTCACCAGTGAATTCAAGATCGACATTTGAAGTTTGACGTCCATTTTCGGACCTTTTCGCGATCCATGACTTCGATTTGTATTTTCCGATTTTTGCTTCTTTTGAATCAAGTCCGTCATTGAAAATTCGCGCCTTCATTAATCCTTCAAGATTCTTTCCGCCCAAAACCAAGAAATCGACTTTCTTCGCGTTCAGTCGTGTTGTGATGAATTGAATTCGATTCTGAAGGTCCTGAAGATTCATTTTCGTTTGATGAACATTGTGAAGACAAAGAAAACGATTGTTGTTCCAATAATCGCCAAAATAACCGGAAACCAGTCGAAAACATTCTTGACGTTATTTGAAAAGGTTTGAATCACTTTTTCGACGCGAACCGTGTCCGAAGGACATTTCGTCGAAACGAAGATTGAATCGTTCACGCGAACAAGTTTTGTTTCGATCCTTGTCTTGATGTCACGAATGAAAACCGTGTCTTTTCCGACGTCCTGAATCAACGTGTCGAATGTTCTGGACGAAGTGACGATCAAAGTGTCTTTCACAATCGTTTGCATTTGCAAAGGAAAACGATCGCGACATTTTTGTTCAGTCACACAACCAGACAACGACGAAAGAACCAGAATCAAAAAGGCGATCTTCTTCATGAATTGACAATTGTTTTGATTTCCGAAAACATTGAAGACCAACTTGACGCGGAATTGATCGCATATTTGACCGAAATGAAAAGAAGAAATCCAAAGGTCAACGATAAACATTCAAGATCAATGTTTGATTCATTCGGTTTTGAAGTGTGTTCTGGAACCAGAATGAATTCATTTGAAAGGCGATTGTCGCCTTCAAGAATAAATGATTCAGGACAAGGACGAATTGAATCAAACGCCGTCAAAATCACTTCTTCTTTGTGAATCGTTTCGGCCTGAACAACTTCTTCGCCTTCGACAATTGATTCAACGACGTTCAAACAACTTGTGTCGTGATTTTCAAATTGCGCTTCGGTTCCGTTGACGTTCAAATATTTGTTCGGATGATTCGGACAAAAACCTTTCGACGAACATTCTTGAATATGTTTGTGTTGAATTGTGATCACGGTGTCTTTTGATTCAAGTTTCATTTTCTTTTGATTTTGGAATGTATCCGGCGGCGATTAACGCGGCGATTATTGCGGCCAAAGTTTCAACTTCAATCTTCTTCAAGATCAAAAGAAAAACAGAAACCAAAACAAGAAGCGATCCGATCGTTGAACGCCAATATTTCAAAACGACGTTTCCGATCATTTTCAACTTGTTTTTTTTTCGCGTTGTCATTCCAAAGTTTACGATTTCAAAATCGAAATGTTTGTGAAATAAGTCGAATTTATTACTTCAGTCACTTCGGACGACGAATCGGACGACCTTGACCGGCCGGTCTTTTTGGTCCGCAATTGCAACCGAATGAAAGTTGTGACATTGTTTTCATGATTTCAGAATTTAAGGTGTTCCGTAAACATAACGCGATTGATTGCAAACGACACAAATATCGTCCATCCTTGAAAACAATGACGGCAAAGACTTGATCGTCGTTTCAAAGTGTGATTGATATTGTTTTTCGAATTCGTTCAGCATGAATTCACACTTGTCAGAATCCAACAACGTGACTGAATTCAATCGGTCGGTCGTCATTGCTTCTTTGACGATTTCGATTCCAGATTTGTAAAGAATCGGAAACCGGATCTTTTGAGCCAAAACACAAGCGATTTCGTCCGGTGAACATTCCGCGACCGCCTGAACAACAAGTCCGAAAGACGTCGAAGAAGTTGAAGATCCGTTCCAACCGTTCGCCGACAAGAATCGACTTTTCGCCGTTGAACAATTGCATGAAGATTTGATTTTTGTGTTTAACGGTTCGATTAACGTGTTGTCAATCAAGACGTAAATTTCGGCCGTGTCGGACAAATAATTCGGAAAGATTTCAGCGAATCCGCTTAGGTCCGTCGTGAAAGGAAATTGTGTCGAAAATATTCCGTCTTCAATTAACAAGATTCCAGAAAACGCGGCCTGAAGAATTCGAATTTGAACCGACTGAACGCGGATCCGTAACATTCGCGATTCGCGCGTCGTGATTCGAACGCCTTTGTCCGCCGGTGACGGCGTTAAATATTGAGCCGGTGAAATCCAGTCACCGACCTTCAGTTCGTCGATCAATGAATTCATTCGAAAATACGGTGACGCAAACTTCGCGATTTCGTCAAGGACGATTTGAGTTGCGAAATTGATCTTCGATTGAATCAAATTGATTCCTGAAGTGAATCCTGAATCCGCAATGTCCGCCGCGAAGCGAAGATTGATTCCTTCAAGATCGTCGATATAAAGGCCGGATTTCGGCGTTGTCGTCGAAATACACTTCAATCCGATAAAATTTTCAAAACAACTTGTCGCCATAACCGAAAGGATCGTTTTTGTAAATGTTTTTTTCTTTGATTCCGATTGACTTCAAAAAGTCTGGAACCCAAAAAGACGGACACGCCTTGTTATCAAATTGATTGTGTCCGGCAATCAACACGTTCGAATTGTATTCAAGGACTTCGCGAATAATATTCGTCAAGGTCTTTGTTTGTTCGACGTTCATTGTGTTTTTCGGATTCAAGTCTTGATCCAGTCCGCCGACATAAACAACGTGACGCGAAATCGAATTGATTCCTTTGACGCCGTTTGTGATTTCGGTTTCTTGAATCCACAAATCGCCGTTGTGTTCAACAAAACGGTGACGTTTTCCGTCGATCTGGATCAAATCAGAATATCCGACTTTTTTCCAACCGCGACCGACCGGCGCCGGTGACGTATGCCAACGAAGAACTTGATCCGGCGTGATGTTTTGTCCTTCTTTTGTTGCAGTGCAATGAATGACAAAATATTTGAACGGTTTAATTTGCATTTTCAGAATTTTTTGATTCTTCTTTAATAGCTAAAAAGTAAACGTCAAATTTTTCAGATTTTTCAATCTGGTCAAATGTCAATTGAAAAGAATTGACTTGAATGAATTCTTTCAAATATTGAATCGAACTTTCGATTTCTGAATTCTTCTTTCGAAAAAACATTCCTGAAGAAATAATAAAAATGACGCCTTTGTTTTGCGCGATTGCATTTTTCCAACCGGTTCGACAAATCTTCGCCTTGTGTCTTTTTTCGAATGATTGATAATTCAACAAATGTTCTTCAGAAATCGCGATCAAGTGAATGTCAAATTGAAATTGTGATTCAAGGAATTGAATCGACTTTCGAATTTGCGAAGGCAATTGATCAAGAAGTTCGCGGCGAAAAATCATTTTTTTCCGAATTTAATTCCTGAACCCATTCCACGCGGCAAAGCAAAAACAACTTTAGCCGGTTTTGCCGAACTTGAAGAAGTGATTTCACCGGTCCGGCCTTTTGGCGTTGTTCCAGAATTCACTTGTGAAACACGTTTTGACATTTGCGCGGAATTCGCCTGAACTTGATTTCCGCCTTTTGTCGGCGTTGAACCGCCTTTCGGCGGCGCCGTTGATCCGTTCTTTGACGGCGGCGTTGTTGTATCTTTAACCGGCGCCGTTGATCCGTCTTTCGGCGGCGTCGTTGTGTCTTTTGTTGGCGTTGACGTTGTGTCTTTTGATCCGCCTGAAGTGATTGATCCGGCCATTTCTTGAAGTTTTTGTTTTTGTAAAATTAAGCGAAAAAAGAAAATCGCCGGACAAGAAATTCTTTCCGGCGATTCCTTCATTCAGTTTTCAAGGATCCTTGAACGATTAAATTCCGTCAAGATTAACCGCCACGCCACAAGGCGCAAGAACGGCCGTCCATGAAATTGTTCCGTCGAAATAAATCGAACCGGTATTGTTGTCTTCAATCACTTGATCGACTTCAATTTGAAACGATTCAACTGGACCGTAGAAATAACCGTCACAAGTGTAATATCCGAATTGATAGTTCGTCGCGTTCAATTGAACAGTGTTCCAGAACGTCACGTCCGCGCAAGAAGCGGCGTCCGAATTGTAGTCTTGAAAAGTCACAGTTTTTTCGCCACCGATCACCGCTTCAGAACCGCAAGAAGAAATCCTTTTCTTCGTGAATGTTCCTTTCGGTTTTTGACCAACGATCAAACCAGTCAACACAACGTCACCGGACGCAATCGCGGCGATCCATTCGGCGCGATCTTCAATGTCCGTGAACGTGTAATCGCATTTGATGAAGGCAAGTTTTGAAATTCCACCATTTCGCAAGGTGACGCCGCAACCACCAGAATAACTTACTGGAAGGGCCGGAGCGCAAGAAGAAGGACATAAGGCCATGATTTCGCGTTTTTTTTAAGGTTAAAATTTCAGTTGATTAACATTCCGCAATTGTTGAACAATCGCCGAAGTTGAACGTGTAATTCACGCCGAAGTTCGCATCAGTCGCCGCGAAAGCGTTCGCCGGAATGAAGAAGATTCCCCAGTTCAATTGAAGTTTGATTGACCATTCGTCCGCGCAATCGTCATAATGAACTTTCAAGTCGTATGTCAATCCGGTGAAAGGATCCGTGATTGTTCCGTGTTCGAAAACGTCGTTTCGCTTCGCGTAAGGTCCGACGTATTTGTTCCACGTTACTAATTGAACCGCGTTCGGAGCGATCACAATGAATTCGTCGGCGCCGATAATCGTTTCAACGAAACGGTCGTTGAAGTACATATAATCAGTCCAACGGGCTAAATCCACGCCGAAAGAATTACAACAAGCGATCTTTTGAGTTTTCGCGTAAAGGTCCATATTTCCAGAACCGATAATAATCGGAGCGCCGGACGCGCCGGTTTGTTCGTAATATGAAGAAATTTGCGCGGCCGCAATTGAACGCGGCGCGTTCGTTGTTGCTTCGAACAATTGAATGTCTTTCTTCGTCGTTCCGTCCGCGAATTTTCCGAAATTCGTTGATTGTGCCGTCAAAAGTTGTTTGTCAAGCGCGACATTGATCGCGTTCATTTGCGACATGATCACGTTCGAAACATAAACTGAATCCGCTTCACAAAGTTTTCGCATTTGATCTTCGGAAAATTTCATTCCTTTTGTTTCGATACAGTTTTCAATTTCGAAAATCGTTTCTTTCGGCGCGATTTCTTGTTCAGTTTCGCAAGAATTCGTACAAGTCAAATTTACGTCCGCGTCGGTTCCGCGCTGAATGTAGTTGATTTGTACCATTCGCGATTTTCCGTCCGTTGGAAGTTGAATCGCTTCGAATCCTGAACGGTTTTCGTTAGACATTAAGGCGTCCAAATAACCCACTTTGTCGCGCTTCAGTGAAGGCGCGTTTTGTCCGGCGACATTTGTCAAATCTTGCTGAAGTTTTTGACACAATCCTTGTGTAAAAGCCATTTTTTTAGTTTTTTGAGTTTTTGAAAAAGGTTTATTTTGGTTTTTGGTACAAACGCAAAAACCCCAAAACAAAGAATCAACGAATTGATTTTCCGTTTTGGGATCGGTTTCCCCAGATTGCCGTTTTCGGTTCGGCGAACCCAGAATTTCGTTTTGACGCGACCGTCCTTTTTTATTCTTGACCGAAAACTTTCATTGTCTTCAGTGATTCGACGTTTTGTTGAGCCTTATCAAGTCCGACAAGATTGAACTTCGGCGCGTCTGGATTCGGATTCGGATTTCCGATTGTTGGCGTTTTCGCCGGATTCGGATTTCCGTTCGATTGTTTGATCACGTTCAAAGTTGTCAAATGTCCGTCAAGAACTTCGTCAAAGGTAAGAATTTTCGAACCGTCTGAATTCAAAGGATTCAAATTCTGTTTTGTTTTGATCACAATTGAATTCGTCGCGTCGTCAACGTCCAGATTGAAATTCGCGTCAAGATAACTTTTCACGGCCGGAATAACGACTTCAGGCGAAACGATCAAGTTCTTCTTTGCCATAATTGACGAAAGAATTGATTCGCGTTTGAATGTCTTGATTGCCGCCTTTGATTCGTTTTCTTTCGCCGGAATCACTTCTTCAAGAAGTCGTTTGTTTTCGTTCGTCAATTCAATCAGTTTCGTCTGAAGTTCTTCGGACGTTTGCGAAGTTGTTGTTGAAGATTTTTCGAAGGCCAGATCGACGATTTCTTCGAACTTTTTGTCCTTCACTTCGTCCGCCGACAACGAAAATTTTTTTTTCAGTTTGTGTTCAATCTTCGAAAGTTGTTCGCCGCGAATTTCGTCCTTGATCGGTTGAATGAAATCGGAATCATTCTTCAGGACTTCGCGTTGTGATGTCTTGAAGTTTGCGACAATCAAATCAAGATTGATGTCGGAATCGTCCGACGTGATTTTTGCGATCGCGTCCGAAGGAATTCCGATTTTTTTCAATAAGGTTTCAACGTGTTTCATAAATTACAAAGATTTTGATTTTCTTGTTTTTGGTTTTTCTGAAACTTGATCTTCAGAAACTTGAACTTCAGATTCAGGACCTTCAGATTCGACTTGATTTGTCACGTTGAACTTGATTTGTTTTTTCGGCGCGTTTTCAAGAACGTCGAAGTTCTTCGCGTGTCCGCCTTTTTTCAATTGTTCGAAAGCGATTTTCGTGATTTCCGAAACTTTTCCGGTCTTCACGTTTTGAACTTTGATCTTTTCCATTTGTGAAATTTATTTGTGAATTCTTTTGAATGACAAATATAATTCATTATTGAAAACCAATTGAAACGGATTGATTTGACGTAATTAATGAAAAAAACCATTCAGAACCTTCTGGATTTTCTTCGTTTTGAACGGTTTCGTTTTTAACAATTGAATAAATCTTTTTTAAGGTTTCAATGTCATTGTTTGCCGACGCGACTTCAGTCGCTTCTGACAATTTTGTCATTTGTTCGATTGTCATTTTTTCAAAAATTGTGTGATTGTTGACTTGTCGATTTTGTATTCGTCAAATAATTTGTTCAACAACAAGTTGACTTTTGGATGACTTTCAATCAACCATTCAGGCGCGTAAACATAAGCAGTTAAAGATTCGGCCCAAAATTCTGAATGATTTGTTTGTCCGTATGAAGTCGGCGCGTCCGAAAGTTTAATCTTCAATTGCTTCATTAGTGACTTCATTTTGACGTGTCCTTCTGGATCACCTTTGAAAAAAGCGAATTGTTTTGGATCAACTTTGTTTTGTATTAAGTGCGAAAATTCGTGTGTGATTGTCGGCGCAATGTTTTGATCAATGACGCGCGAAACTGAAGACATTGACCAAAATTTTCCGCCGTCAAAACGCGTTCTTGAAATCATTGAACATTCTTCAGAATAGTTTCGACCTTCAATTTTTTGACCTTCTTTAATTACACAAGACAACATTGAATTGTCAGTATAACAAACGCCGTTCGCGTCTTTTGGAACTTTTGCGATTTGCTTCGGATCAATTTGTTGTTTTGATTTCCAAAGTTCAGAATTTGAAACTGAAGAAGGACTTGTTCTTTCTGAATCGTTAAGAAGTCCGACGACGGTTTTTTTTTCGTTTGCGATTTCGGCCGCGCCGTCTTGACCGTTTACCAAATCGAAAAAGTTTTTTTGAATTTCTTTCGATTGTGTTGTTGCTACAAATTCACTGTTTAATTGATTTTTTTTATTTGCGGATTGATTTTGTTGTTGAATTTCATTTGCTTCGTTTAAGACTTCACTTATTTGTTCGTCAACCTTGTTTTCAACTTGCGTTTGTTCAATCTTTAACCTTTTTCGTTGTGATTCAGTCAATTTGAAAGGAATCGCCGAATGTCGGCAATTGTAACCGCCGCGAAAGACCGCGAAGTTTTCCGCGTTCGTTCCTGAAATCATTCCTGAACCGTTGTTGTTTGCCCAAGCGATTTCCGAAGGAAGGTCAGACTTTTCAAGAATCCTTTTTTTAACCCAACGAACACACTGACTTCTTGAATCTTCGATCAATGAACCGACATATCTGAAGGCGTCAAGATCAAATTCTTCGGCGATCCTTGAATTGACTTGACCGTCAAATTGATTCAGCGCGTCACGCGAAACTTGTTTGACATATCGCGAATAAAGTCCGTCAACGTCTGGATTTCCAAGAATGTAATTCGTCAAATATTTTTCAAGATCCGATTTTGACGTTCCGGCGGCAATGTTTTGAAAGATTCCTTGACGGACCGGTTCGACAAAGTTTGCGTTCACGCCGGAACCAGTCAATCCGTCAAGTGTACTTTGAACGGCCGTCTTTTGAACCGGTGAAATCAAGTCTTCAAGTTCTTGTTCAGAAAGATCGTTGACGTCTTTTTGAATGTCGAAATTGAACTTCTTGATCGTTTCAAAGTCGCGAAGGTATTCAGCAATCGCCGACGGCATTTCAGACGATTGAATCGCGTCAATGATCGTCTTGTCGATCGTCGAAACGATGTCAATGTTTTGATCGTCGAATTCAATCTTTCCGTCTTTCGTGTTCATTGTGTCGATCAACTTCTTGACCGCCGCAAAGACGCGTTGATTTGTCGGATTGAGTTGTTGAATCAATCGGTTTTCCGCCGAAACAATATTCTTGTCCTTCTTCGCGATAATCTTGACAATATTGTCGGAAAAATCCGCCATAATTTAGGAAGGAATTTGAATGACATTTGAATTCACGTAAGAATCAACAATCGGTTTCATTGCCGTATCAATTGCCGCGAAAAGTTCAGACAAAGATTGTTCAAGGAATTCGGTTCCATTGTCCGCGACAAGATTCGTCAATACTTTGTAAGCGTGAAGCGATTTGATCAAGTCTTCTTTCTTGATTGTTCCAGACGACAAAAGAATTTGTTTGTCTTTGACCGACACGTTGAACAACGGATCATAAGAAACCAAAACTTCAACAATTCGCGTCACGGACTTGTTTCCTGAAAATCTTTTCTTCGCAAGGTCTTTAGTCGATTCGACCAGAAACGCAACCGGCGCGTTTTTGTCTGACAATTTTGTGATTTCGTCAATCAAATCGCTTTCCGTCTTCATTGAAAACGAAATCGGTTTGACGATTATCGGTTCGGTCGGATCCGTGACGTTTCGATATTGTTCGATAAAAATCAACGATTTGTAAATGATTTCGTCGAATAAATTGTTCGAAATCTTCGTCAATTGCGAAAAAGAATCTTCGCGATCAATTTGTTTCGCCGTTCCAGATTGCGCTTCGTCAATCACGTTCAAATGAAGCGCTTCTTCGGCCTTTTTAAGTAGTATTTGCCACGCGTCACCACTGTATTGAATAATGTCAACCGGTGGCGAAATGAACTTCAACATTGATTCAGAAGGCCCAATGTTTTCACCTAATGACGGATTCGATTTTTCTCGAAAATACACGCCGAAAGGCGAACGCGAAATCACGCGTCCAGAACCGCGACAAACTGAACAACGGTCGTGTTCGTCCGTTTCTGAATTATACACAATTCCGTCGCGACAACCTTTCGCCGAACAAGATTCCGCGATTTCTTCACGATACGGAAAAGCGCTTGTTGTCATTACCGCCGTCCAGTCTGAATATTGTCGAATCGCTTCGTTTGCGAACGGAACAAACGCCGAAAAGTACGAATCGAAGAAATCTTCGTCGGTCAAGTCGCCGCCTAAAACAATCGCCGGAATTGATCCGATGTCGTGTTGATAAATCAATTCGGTTTCAAATCTTTTGTTTTGTCCTGAACCGACTTGATAATGACGATAAAATGAATCAGTTGTCAAGGTGTAATAAACAAGACCGGTCATTTCTGTTTTTCCGTTTGCCTTTATTTCAACAAATTCTTCAGGCGATTGCCAAGTCAACAATTCTTCAGACGTGAATTTGATATAATTTGACATGACCAAAAGCGGCGAAACTTCGACTTTGATCGACGGATTCGTCAAACCTTCACCTTTCGGAATCCAGATCAAGAAACCGTTCGGATCTTCGATCATTCGACGAACAACGAACTTTTGAATGAAGGAATAAAAGAATTGACCTTCAAACTTCTTGTCGTTCAAATACGTGTTCAATTCGTCCGAAACCGAAATCGAAAAGTTCGCGTTTTGAAAGATCCTGAAAAGTTTGTCGATCGCGCGATTCATTGATCCTTTCGTGATCGGTTCGTAAATCATAAGACGGTATTTTTGAACGTCTGGATCTTCGTTCGGACGACGCGCCGTCAATATCGTTTCCGGTTTTTTTCCGCGCGTGTGAACGAACATTGTTTCACGAACCTTTTCCCAATGTTCGAAGTTCTTCGGTCTGAAGTTAGAATCGACAAGGATTGAATTAATGTTTTCAATTGTGATCATGTCAACAAGTTAGATTTTTTGAGCAATTGCAATATTCAAAAGTGATGTCAGTGAACCACCTTGAACCGGTTTCGTTGTTCTTTGAAACTTCGCCTTGTGAATTGTATTCGCGACCGTCAACGTAAACGTCGGCGCCGGCGATAATTTCAACAACAAGTCGCATGAATCGCGAAGGTAAAGCGAAAGAACGCAAGATCCACGTTTCACAAACTTCGGTTGAAGTGGTTTTTCGTGAAGCGTTGATAATGTTTTTCGTGATCTGGAAGTTCGTTTGTTCAAACGCCGCCGGAACACGAATTTCGTTTGAATAAGTAAACGGCGAACCGCCTAAAGTTTGAACGAATGAATTTCCGTAATAATAACCGAAGCAATCGTCCTTTGAATAAATTGAAGATATGACAACCGACCGTTTTTCAACGCCTTGACATTTTTCAAGCGTGAAAGATTCCGAACAAAAACATTCGACGTTTGCCGGATTGATCGGATTTTGAATCGGTCCTGAAGTCTTCGTGAAGCAAAATTTGAAGTAGAAACAAGGATCAAGTCCAAGATCAATCGCAAGTTGTGAAATCGCGCCCAAATCGAAACGAATCATTTGAATCGGTCTTGTCGTGACCGTTCCGTCATAATTGACAACCTGAAAACGTCCGACATAATTGTTTCGAACAACGTCATTGAAAACGGTTTCGTCAACCGGAATCAAAGTGTCGGAACAACAAGATCGAATTTCGAAGTAGGCGGCCGAATCGCGCGTGTCAAGTGTTCCGTCTGAAGACCAACCGTCCGAAACGCCACCAAGAACGGAAAGAATTTGTTGAAATTGAAAATCAATTGTGTCACCTTTTTGATATGGAATCAAAAACGGCGTGTCGTTTCCGCAACAAGTCGAATTCCAAGTGTCCGCGCAATTGCAAAGTCCAAGTCCATTATTCACAATCAAAGTCGAACAATCAGTCGATCCGCAAATTGTGTCAATTGTATCACAAAACAATCGCGTCGTCGGATCGGTTCGACAAAGAAAGTTTGTTTGATCACAAAACGCGATCGCGGCGTTTGTTGGACTTACGTATGAATCAAAAAGGTCGGCCATTTTTTTAGATTTTTTTATTCAAAGACTTCGGACCAATAACCACACAACAAATAAGAATTTCCGGTCAAGGTTGAAGGATCAAGAATCGCCGACGCGACGTAATCGGTTCCGGTCGGCGAATATACCAAGTCAAGCGAAAGAACATTCAATTGTTGCGGCAATTCAAACGCGGCGTCTTCAGATTCGCGAATTGTCGTCGTGTTTCCATTCGGAAACGGTTCAACAAAGAAAGCAAAGTTTCCGGCCGAATTCGCCGCGTAAGTCGCGCGAATCAAAGTGAAATTGTCTGGACAAAACGGACCAGTCAGTTCAACCCAAATTCCGCCTTGAAAACCTTCAAAAATAACACTTTCAATTTTCGAAGGAAATCCAGAATTCAAAGGTTCGTTGTCAATTGCCAAAACTTGAAAGGCCTTCACGTAATTAATTTCATAAGGCGTTCCAAATATTGAACTGAAGTCCATTCGCAAAACGTATTCATAAATGATTTGAACGTCACGCCAGTCATTATTCACGCCCAAAGTCGCGACATAAGGAGCGCCCAAAGGTCCGGCCGGTGTCCGATTCATGTAAGTCGCCGTATTTGCGACAAGAACATTCGATCCGTTGAACGCGTTTTGTTCCCACCCTACACGACGCGTGAATTCGGTCCTGAATCCTGAACCAGAATCGGAAACGATTAAATTTCCGAAGTTGTTCCAGTTTGAAGGAAATCCAACGACGCGCGAAGAAGTGTGTTGTTCGTACATGAAGAAAGTTGTTTTTCCGGCGATCGGAAAATCGGTTTCGCGACGATACACGTTCAAAGTTATTGAATTGACATAATCAAGGAAATTCAAGAAGACCGGAAAACAAGTCTTCAATGTTCCTTCACCCCAAAAACTTTGATGTTTGATCCTTTCCTTCGCGACTGGTTTCAAACAATCGCTTTCCGTTTGTCTGAAAACTTGTGACCAGATTGAAGAAACTTCAACTTGACAATTATCACAATCCGGCGTCGGAATATTCGTCACACGTAACGGTTCGGAAATGAACGAATTCACGGTTTCGTTCATTGAATAAACAACCGCGAAAATTCGATATTGATGTGAAAGATTCAATCCGGTTCCGATGAACGCCGTGATTTCATAATCGCCGCCACCAAGCGCGACAATCGAAGAAGGCGATTCAAGTAAATTGTCCAGAACCGACGTCAAAGGATTGTTGACGATTCTTGATCTTGAATTGTTGTAATTCGCCAGAAAGTCAACCGCGTTGTCCGTCGTTGATTCGTCAAACAAATTGAAAACAATTCCTTTCAAGGTTCCAAAACCTGAAGGAATCTTGATGAAAAACTTCACTTCGGTCTTTTGAATCGTCGAAAGATCAGTGACCGGATTTCCGTTTCTTTCAAAAGTGAACAACGGATCAGTGAATTCTGAAGGTCCGTCATAAAGTCCTTTGTTGAAGAAGCGCGAAGTCCAGTTTATCGAATGTGTGTTGTAACATTCGAAATCGTTTCCGGTTTCTTCAACGATTCGGTTCGGATCATGAATCCAGAACAAAGAACAAAGTCTTCGATTCGAATTGTAAACTGAAGGAAAAGAATTCGTGAAAGGACCGATCAAAGGCGGAACCGGCGCGAAGACGTGATTCCTTCTCCACTTCGGCGCGTTATTGAATACGGCGTTTGAAATCCAATTTTGAAGATCCGAAATCAAAAAGAATGTCAATTTGATTTTGAATTGTGTTGATGTGATCGCGGACATTTCAACGATCCAGTTCTTTTGATTCGGCGTGTTGACGCCTGAATTGAACAAGGCCATTGTTTGCCAACCGGCGCCAATCATTGAAGTAAAGAATTCGATATAATATCCGAAAGGCGGCGCCGAATTGATCGGTCCGCCGTATAAAGAAGAAAAGTTGCAGTTGACGCCGAAAACAACCGGATTGAAAAACAATTCAAAACCGTCACCGATTCCGAACGAATAAGCGAAATCGAAAATGACTTCTTTTTGTTCACCAATTGCCGACTGGTCAAACAAAACCGGATCGTCACAACTAAGATCAACGGTCGAAATAAGACGGTGTTCAGTGTCGATGTGAACGCCAGTACAACAAAGACATTCACAGTCCGCCGGTTCAGATTCCGCCGTTGTCGAAATCAAATCAAAAACGTCACAAACTTCAATTCGAAGGTGACAATCGACATTCAAATTCGCCGAAGGCGGCGTCCATGTGACGTCGATTGTTGTCGTGTCGTTTGGTGTTAATGTGACCGAAGAAGGAATCGCAACAAAACCGGCGCCGCAATCGCCTGAATCAAAATTGAAAGTCGCTTCACAAACTGTTTGATCGTTGTGAATTGTGATTGTTTGCGGCGCTGAAGTTGTTCCAGACGGAACAAGTCCGAACGCCAACGTCGAAGGCGAAGCGATCGCGGAATTCACGCAAAGTTCAAACGGAAATGTCGTTGTTTCGGTTCCGCCGGTTTCAGAAATTTGAATCGTCAAAGTGTCCGTCGGCGTTCCAGAACCCGCGCAAATTTCAAATTCAATCGAAAAAGTCGTTGATTGCGCGACCGAAAACGGAAAAGAAGGCGCGGATCCATTGATCGAAACAAGATTGAACGAAAATGTTCCATTGAAGAAACCGTTGATCGAATTGATTGTGACGGTCTTCGTGTTTGTGTTTGAAATAATACATTCAACGACACAACAACAACCGGAATACATTTTATTCTTGTTGACTTTATCAAGACAAGGATTGAAAATCAGTTTGTTTGCCATTATTTTACAAATTTACACAATCCCATTGACGGACATTGTTCGATTGATGAAATTGATTTTGACTTCTTTCACACGTCCGTTCACAATTGTTCCGTTCTTCGGCAATCGAATAGTTTTTGACCAGTCAAAAGAAGACAAGTCCGAACAATTGAATTGAAAAGTGAAGTTGAAGTTGAATTGTGTTGAAGACGGATTTCGCGGATCGTCAATGTAGTGGAAAAGCGAATATAAATTGTTCAAGTTGTTTTCCTTGAACCAGAACGGATAATTGAAACGATCGTCTGGATCCACGTTCGCGCCGTCAACGAAGACCGGTCCGCCCGTGAACGCGTCGGAATAATTATTTTTCACCGTTCCGAATTCCAGATCGTCGCCGTCCCAAATCAACAACTTGTAGTTGAAACCGCAATGATTATTCAATAACATTGATTTGTTGTTTTGATTCGTGAATTGTCCGCCGAAGATCAAGTTCAAAAGACCGCCTTGAAAGAATTCAAGAATTTCGAAGATCGTTCCTTCGTTGTCAACGTCGTCCGACCTGAATCGCGCCGGTGACAATGGAAGTGAAACATTGTATTGACCGGATTGTGTCGGCGAAAATGGAATATTGAATTCGACAATGTCGTTGAATCGAAGTTTCGCTTCGTTTCCGATAATGTCAAGCGCGTCCAGATTATATTCAAAACGACCGAAGGCGAATCTTTCGCGATCAATCCAAGAAAAACAAATCTTGTTTTCCGCGATTCGACCGTCATTCAATAATTGTTCGGCGTCGATCCATTGAACCGTAGTGTTGAAGTAGTCTTTCCGTTCGAAAATAAGAGTGTTTCCGACGATCGCAAAGTCGGCGTTGAAGGTCGGTTTCAAGATATTGTCGAACAACGTCTGAAGTGTTTCAAGTGGCGCGTTTTCGGCGATCAATTCCGTCGAAGTGATTGAATTCGAAACGCCTTTTTCAACTTGTGCGGACCACAAAACCGTGTTGTAATAAATTGAAGAAGGATCGTTGAGAATTGAAGATTGAAATTGCAAATTGCAATCTTGACAAGTTCTTTTGATGTAATCGCGCAAAATTCCAGACGGATGTTTTCGATTGCAAGTGTCGAACAATCCGACCGTTTCGTCGATCAAGTCTTGAATCAAATCAACCGTGTTGGACGGATTCGATTGTGAATCGTCACAATCGTCTTGTGTGCAATCGGTCAAAGGCAAAACGCAAACGACCGAACAAACAAAGTACACAAGCGCCGCAATGACCAAAATGACAACGACAAAAGGCAAAAGAACCGTTGAAACAACGAATCCCAAAATCGAAAGAAGGATTCCAAGAACGATATGAATGAACTTCGGACGTCCTTCGATGCAATAAAGAAGATCGACGCGTTCGTTTCGGTCCAGATCAGAATTCAGGACCTTCGATTCAATACAGTTGTATGAAAGTTGTTCTTCGATCACTTGTGAAGAAATTGAACATTCAGGTTCACACCAGTCAATCGCGTCGCCGCGAATAACGCCAACGAAAACCGGTTCAGAACAACAATCGTCGAAAATCTTCACGTCAACTTTCAATCCGAAACCGTTGACCGGATCAATCAAGGCGGCCTTCAAAATCGAATATCCGTCGTCAAAGAAAACAAGTTCAGTCGAAAAGGATCGCGCCGTTCGTCCGAAATTGTCTTCGCGTCGAAGCGTGACTTCGAAATTGTCCGTTCCGTCAACGCGTCCAGTGATCAGAACGCCGTTCAATTCGATTTTCATTGAATTCATTTATCGCGCTTTATTTCGAATTCGATTTTGTTTGTAAGTCACTGAAGAAACGATTCCGTTTATTCCGTTTTCGTCGATCGAAAGATTCAATCCTTTTTGTTCCTTGATCGCCTTTTCAATTCTTTCAAGTCTTGTTTCCATTGTTCGCGTTTGCATTGAATCGCGTCCTTCTAAATTAACCGCAAGAAACGGATCGCGTCCTTTATGAATCGCTTCGAACAAAGGCCTGAACTTCTTCGTCTTTTCTTTTGTGAAAACGAATTCGCCTTTGTGAACGGTTCCGGCCGTTTGATATTTTCCGCCTTCACCGGTGAAACCACCTTCAGCAAATGAACCGGCGGCGGATTGCGCTTGTGCCTTTGCAGCAACAAGACCGGCCGCAAGTGCGATCAATGTCGCCGCGATTGTGAACGGCGCCGCCGCGCCACCTTCGGCCGCCGCCTTTGAAATTGCAACGGCGGAATTCGCGACAAGTTCAACCGCCGCAAGTGCTTGTTGTGCGCGGACGAACTTCGCGCGTTTTTCGTTCAGTTTGGTCAAACGATCTTCTTCGGCCTGAAGAAGTTCGGCGTTTCCTTTTTCGGCAATCTTCGCGGCTTGATCAACACGTTTTTGTTGTGCGTTGATCTGAATGTCGGTTTGTTGAATTGCAGCGTCCAGAACGGCGTTCGTCAAGTCTTTCGTCGCGTTGATCACGTCTTCGATTCCTTTGATAATTGCCGCGCGTCGTTGTTCTTCGTTTTCCTTGACGTTTGAAAGTGATTCGTCGTCAAGTTGTTGAATTTGATCGTTGAATTCAGAACGAATTTTCAAGATTTCAAGATCCGCGTTCGCTTCAATCAACTTTCGTTCTTCAGCAATCAAAGACACGTTTTCAAGTTGTTTGTCGCGTTCTGAAATGATCGCATTGATCCGAATGTCTTCTTGTTCGTTCAAGGCGTCTTTGATGTCCTGAAGATTCGATTGAAGACTTTCTTTGATTCGTTCACGTTCGGCGTCGGATCGCGACTTCGAAAATTGATCTTCAAGGAAACCGCGTTGACGTTCAAGGTCGTTCAACAATTGTTCGTTTTGAAAAAGTTTCCTTTCGTTTTCAATCTGGTCAATGTCTGAATTCGCTTGATTCCTTCTTTCGGTTTCTTGTGCGATTATTTTCGAAATCTGACTTTCGGTTTCGTTTGTCACTTTCAACTTTTGAAGACGTTTCAGTTCTTCAAATTGCGCTGAAATCGTCGCCGACAATGTTCCGTCTTCTTGTGCTTTCTTGACCTTTTCAATTGTTTCTTCGTCAATCGCCTTCTTTCGTTCTTCAGAAAGTGCGCGGATCTTTGTTTTTTCTTCGTCAAGTGTTTTCGCGTCCGTGATTTCAATGTTTTGCGTTGAAATTTCGCGATTCAAGATTTCGATTTGACGCGTCAAGTCCTGAAGAAGTTCGCGCCTTTTCTTTGCCGTGTCTTCGGCCGACTTCGCTGAATCACGGTCCGCCTTTTGAATTTTTCCAGAACCGGCGGCGGCCTTTTTTGCGAGTTCGTCAATTGCCTTCGTCGTCTGGTCAAGTTGCGCTTGAAGTTTTTCAGGATCACCGGCGAAACCTTTTGAAATGTTCTGAAGGTTTTCCGCCTGAATGTTCTGAAGTTGAATTGATTCGTCAACGGCCTTCTTGTTTTGGTCCGTCGCGATTAAATTCGCCGACGCGGCGGCTTCTTTTGCGACTTTCAACTTTTCTTCAAGATCAAGTTGTTGTTTCGTCAATTCAATGATTTGCGTTTCGGACGCCTTCGCAAACGCGGACGCCTTGATCGACAATGACAGTTCTTGATAAACTTCGTCAAGTTCTTTCACGAACTTCTTTTCGTCCGAAATGTTTTTGATTGTCGTTCCGAATTGATTGTTCAATTGATCAATCAACTTTTTTCTTTCGGCGGATCCAGTGTTCGCGTTTTTGATTTGTTTGACAAGCGCGTCAAGTTCGGCCTTTTGTTTTGCGGATTCGCGATTCGCTTCACTTTGCGCGGCCGCAAGTGCGGATTGTGAATCAATCAACTTTTCGGTTTGATCAACAACAACTTCTTCGGCTTCACCAAAGTCAACCAGAAACGCCGCCGCCGTCGCGAGTAAACCAACAATAAGACCGATCGGATTCGCCTTCAATACAGTGTTGAACGCCGTTTGTGCTGAAGTTGCGATCCTTGTCGCGACCGTTGTCGCCGTTGTGGCGCCGGTCAACAAGTTCGTCGCCGCCGCCGTTGATCTTGTCCAGAACGATCGAAGTTTTGAAAGACCGATTTGAATTTGTTCCTGAACAATCAACGCGCGAACGCGGACTTGATAAATTAATTCGGCTTGATTTGCGGCGTTCTTTTGACCGACATAAAACGCAACGGCGGCGCCTAATAAAGTCAATGTTCGACCGTATTCCTGAACAAACGCCGGAATTTGACTAATTGATTGAATGAATGAAAAGGCCGCCGAAACCGCCGTTTCAAATACTGGAAGTAAACCTTCTCCGATTGTT